ATACATGTTATTGATATTTACCAATAGCATATAATTTTGTCCTGTTTGACTGCCCTTAATTAAGGATCGCAGTATAAATACTGTATGACTAGACCCTTATGTTCGTGTAGAGACCGCCCTGTGGCCATCAATCGCTATGTTGGAGAGCGTGTGTATTACCGGAAACTATGTGATCAATGCCTGCGAAAAGGTCGTAAACTAAAACCGCAGGCGCCCAGTGGGGCCAGATCAGGATATAGCAAGAAAGAAAAGTGTGAACGCTGTAACTTCAAGTTCAAGTTACTGAGTCAGAATCGTGTGTTTTATGTGGATGGTAATCTAAACAACAATGACTGGACCAACTTGAAAACAGTTTGCTTGAACTGTCAAGAGGAAGTGACCAAAAGCAAACTGCCGTGGCGACCTAGTCCACTTGTACCAGATTTTTAAGTGCCGAGTACAGATTCTCAACAGATCTATTGTTGTCAATCACTACATCAAACTGTGTGCCAACCCAGGCTGTTTCACTAGCGTGAATCTTGTTATCACGTAACCATTGTTGTGCTTTGGTATCACCTCGATTGGCCTTGGCAGCCAACTCGTACCAGTGTGGCATGACGCCACGCTGTACCCACACAATGGTGCCACCGGCTTCTTTGATCGATTTGATTTCATTGGGAAAGCGTACATCACTGATGACTGTGTTGCCTGTGCGACTACGCAGGCGATTTTCAAGTGCGGCAATCCAGATATTGTCGTGGAATCCGTGTCGACAAACTTCTGTGCCCCAGTATTGTAGTACCCAGCGCGGAGTCAGTGTGGGCATATCCAGTCGTTGAGCCCACCAAGGATCTATCTGTTCACGCCAGTGACGTGCTTCGGGTGTAAGTCCTTCTAACAGTTCTCTATCCCAGCCAAACACCGCGGCCACTGCATCTTTGAGTGCGCCTGCAAAGCTATCACGTCTAAAGCCATGAAAGCCCACCAAGTAGTTTGCGGCTGTGTCTTTGCCGCTGCCAATGAAACCTGAAATACCTATGATCATAAAAAATGCCCCGTATAGGAGCATTTTATATTAAAGTGTAACAAAAGTCAAACGCCGTATTGGTTCTTTTTGGGTTTGGCAATAGGACTGGTTTTATGTGTGGTAGGTATTTCTTGACTGCGTTTGTTGGACCATTTTTGCGACTGACCAGCTCCAACCTGCAGGGCAGCCGCATTTACTATTTCTTGTTCTACATCAGTATATGTGCTCAACAATGGATCTCCGCCGATCCAGTTATCTGCTGCCATTTTTGTAGGGTAAGTGGGTGCTCCTGCCAGTGCAATGCCCATACGATAGTTTAGATATGCACTGCCTGTGCTTTGATTTAAGTTAGGAAAAGTTTGTGCATTGGGAATGGCAGCTTTGGCTTCGTCACTGATTGTCTGCATATCGCCACGAGCGTGTGTGCCTTGTCCTGTGGTTGTACCTTCTACAATTACTTCATTAATTTTCATACTGTACTTATCCGATGACCCAAGTGTAGGGTTCACTGCCGTCGATAAAGTCTTTGAGCTGTTGCTCGAGTGCTTCCATTTCGGCCTGTGCTTCGCTTTTTAGTGCGGCACCGTTGAGTGTGGTTCCTCCTTGTGGGCCAGTGATGGTTGCAAATTTTTCACGTGCTTCGCCTACGATGCGTTTGGCAAAACTGTAGGCATATTCTTGTAACCACGGAAATGTTCTATAGTCATTGAACAACATACTGTCAGGCTTGTAGTTGTAGATCCATAGTAGCACACCTTCGACTACGTTTTCTGTGGTGTTGGGACCTTGACTGGGCAGTTTACGCACAATGGTCAACTTCTTGGTCACAGGATTGAATGTGTAGTTCATATGCCCACCAAACATACGCATTGTGAGTTCTTGGTATTGGCTGAACAGTTCGTAGTTTACCAAACCGCCCACACGGCCTGCCACCAACATATAAGTGTTCAAATAACCCGATGCAAATGGTTCAAACTGACTGGCAGTTGTGCCTGTGACTGATCCAATACCACGGCGGAAGATCTGACGTACTGCCATGACTTCTTTGGGCAATATGTACTCTTGTGTTTCGGGCTTCAGGTCCAGGGACGCATAAGATTCTTCTTGACTGTTTTGTGCTCGTTGACGATACTTGATGATGGCCTGATTGATGGCCAGCTCATAGTGTTCTTTGTCTAACTCTACGTCAACGATCTGATCGCCTAGACGCAGACGAATATAGTCTGTGATTTCTTTGCGTTTGAGGTTGTCTGCTGTGAGTTGACTGTCATCGTAAGCAATCTTTCCGTGTCCGGATCCAGTCACTGGGTCATAAAGACTGCCAGTGATTAGACTACCTTTTGCGGTAAGATTCGCTTCTTGTGTTACTGTGCCTGTGAAAGGTTCGGACATACATATTCTCTTGGTTCAATATATTTATTGAACTTTCAAGAGAACAGTGTCAGTGCCAATACGGCCATTCAGCTTGGTTTCTGTTGCACGTACATCATCCAGGAACTTGCGTAACTGCACTTTGCCCGATTTGGCAAACTCTTTGAGCTTTTCCTCAGGTTTACGCAGAGTCTTGGCCACACTCTTGTCTGTGTCAAAGCCCGTGATGCTGGTACCTTTGATACCTAGCGTTTGATATCCTGCGGCCACATACTTGCCCAGTTTACGGGTCTTAATGTTGTAGATCCAAAGCTCTGCGGCTCCGATGATGTCTGCAGGATTGATGCTGACAATCTTGAGTGCGGCATCAGTTTTGGCGTACTTGAGTTTGGCAACCAATTTCTCTTTGCTGGGTGCTTTCTTGACACGGGCTTTCTTTGTGGCTTTTTTAACGCCACGATATTGCTCAACTGCGGCCAGCAAATTATCAATCCAGGAGATCATGCGTTTGAAGTCTGCGGCTTTGAAATTGCTGTAGCCTTCCCGTAATTGTGCATCTTCCCGGCCTTGTGCGGCCTGTAATTCTTCTCGGCGTTTGCTGTACAAGGCTTCGTACTTGCTGAGTTGGCCTTGCACCACATTGTTGGCAACCAAGAAGTCATACAACTTGGTAGAGTTGGCAATGCCTTGGCTAACATCATCAAACACACCTTCGAGCTCACCAATTAACTCACTGGTACGTTCGTTTAGTCGATCTTGAATGGTAGGCACGTAGGCTTTGGGACGGTCTGATGTAACTGCTTCAACTGTTTCGGGCTCGCTTTGTGCAAGAACTTCTGCAATCTGCTCACGCATAAATTGCATTTGGCGTTCACGCATTGGCATACCAGCACGATGTGCCATAACCAGACTGCAGGCAGTCATTGACAACAAACGATCGGGACTGCGGATAAAATCGCTGACCTGTTGTTTGGGGTATCCGTTGTTCTGCATCCACTCCACTATGTATTTTTTAGTGTCTTTTTGATTGTAGTGATAATTGTAGTAATAAAAGCTCTTACGCAGGTGATGATCAAATTCCGTTTGATCCATTGCTTCAGCGGTCGCACTGTCCCATTGTGGCTCAGGGCCAGTGTACTTTTCGTCAGCAAAAGCCATACGTGTTGCACGTGGTGCTTTGGTCTTGATTTTGATGCCGGCTACTATTGCCATATCTGCTCCTGCAATGTGTAAAAACTGTATTATACGCGATTTTGGCGTTATTGTCAATTAGTACATAAGTTTGGCCATTATGATCCACTGCTCAAAGTGCTTTACGCACTCATCAAACTGGGCCTGTAATTCTGTATACTTATGTGTTACACGCCGGCGCCTGCGGCATTCTACCATTTCTTTGTCCATTTCGGCCCAGATTCGGCGACAGTTTTCGTAAAACTTCCAGAGACTGCCTTTGGCCTGCATATCTTGCACAGCCTGTAACATAGACATGGCACACTGGTCAAGTCGGTCTTTGTTGGCCTGATGTTGCTGTTGCATACACCAATTATACGATAAAATGGATTAACAGTCAAGCCCATAAATACTGCATTGAGGATTAAAAGATGCCACGGTTGAGCCTTTGGAAAGACGGAACCCACAGTAACGATTACAAGTTTTTCGACAGACGTATTTCGGAAATGTTCACTGTTGGCGGCACTGGAATCCTGATCCACAAATACTTAGGTGTAGAAGGCGCGGACCTTGCAGATGCTACTCCAGCTAAACCTGCCTACGATGCTGTCAGTGAACTAAACATACAAGACCTGTTGTTTTTGGAAAATCGTGATCGCAAGTACGACACTAGTGTGTATGTGGGCCGCGGTATCTATCAAGTACAGGACAACAGTTTTGACCTGAGTCAATTTGGCCTGTTTATTCAAACTGGTACCTTGTTCATGGTGTTCCATATCAATGACATGGTGCAGTTGATTGGTCGTAAATTGATCAATGGAGATGTACTAGAACTGCAACACCTGATGGATTATAACAGCCTTGACGAAAGTGTGCCTGTTGCCTTAAAACGTTTCTTTGTGGTCAGCGATGCACAATTTGCATCAGAAGGCTTTAGTCC